GTCTGCCATCGCAAGTAGCTCGACAGCCATTTTGGCTATTTCTAAAAGCAGGGTTAATTTACAAGCTTTCAATAAAGCTATTTGGGATAATAGACTTGATTCAAAACTGGAAACTACATTATTAAATTCTAGTAGTTTTACACGAACATTTAATTATCAATCGGATTCTTGGATAAAATCTAATACTGGTACAAATGTAGGAGCATACTCTCAAGGAGATGTTATTACAAAGCCAAATAAAATATTTATATTAAAATATACTACTAATAGTGATAATGGAACAATTACTATTAATGCAGATGGATTCATTCAGACTGGTACAGATGGTAATGGTTCTGGTTCACCAGGAACATTCCCGGGTATTGTAAGTCATTATGATTCTGAGTTAACTTGTTATCGTAGAGTATATTTTGGTAAAGTGAATGTTCAAATAAGTACTACTGGTGATTACTACTATGGAGATATATTTACAGCTAAATAAATTTAATATAAGAAAGAATGTGATAAATTGTTAAATGAAGATGTAGTAAAAAATATTAATAAATTAAATAATGAGCAGGATAATATTAACTTAGAACTTAGTAAGAAAGCGAGTAAGGAAGATTTAGATAAACTAATTCAAGGTGGCACTAATGTAGCTATATCTAAAGATATATCGACAGATGATTGGACAATAGAAGAAGGTGTATATACAACTATAGTTGAACATAATCTTGTAACTAGAAAGGTGATTATAAGCTTAATAGATAAAACTACTAATAACAATGTATTTTGTTCATATCAAATTTTAAATGATAATAGTATAAAAATTTTTAATGAATCAAACAATGAACTAGAATGTATAGCTATAAATGGAAATTCAGCTATAAATATGGTTTCAGCAACTATTAATGATAATAGAAGTACTGAAACAACTACTTATTCTTCTGTAAAGATAGAAGCTTTATTAAAAGTTTTAGAAAGTAAAATTGATGATATAGAAAACTTCAAGGAAGTTGACAATATAAGATGCACTACTGATACAGGGGAATATACAATAGAAAATAGCAAAAAAGGTTATCTAACTAATTTCAATATAGAAGGAGGGACACTAGTTAATTTAGCATCTACAGATATGTTTACTTTAGAAGGAAACAGTACTAAAGAAGGCGATTTTATCAAATTGAATAATAGTGCTGTGTATGTGAATTTGCTAAATAGATTAAATACAGGTATATATACTTTAATTGTAAATGTAACAGATATAAATGTATCTTATACTATACATACAATTCTTAGTGAAGGTGGTAATAAAGAAGTATTTACTAAAAATGGAAATCAAGTTTTAAAATTAAATATGGATAATAATATAGATAAATTAAGAGTATATACAACAGATTCAAGTACTTTAGATATACAAATGGTATTGTTGGAGGGTGATTACACTAATACTGATATTTCTTACTTTGAAGGATTGCAAAGCGTTGGTCAAGGAGATAATATAAAACTTCTTAGTTATCAAGGGAAAAATCTATTTGATGGAACTTACCAAGATGGATATTTTGATGGAAATTCATTAGAGGAAGAACTTATACAAGGAATGCCTTGCATAACTACGAATTGGATTGAGTGTAGTCCTAATGTAGAATATTATTTCTTAGGTGGTAATAGAAAACAAATTCAATTTAAGAAAGGTGATAACATATTTAAATCAGTCATATTAAATTCAAATAATTTTGAAACTCCTACCGATTGCACTCATTTTAGATTGTATTATGCACGAACAGACCAGTTTTATTCTCAATTGAATATTTATAAAAAAGGTGATATAAAAATAATACCATATACATTAAGAGGTTTATCTAGTGAAATTAAGGATAGGATAATTTACAAAAATAATGGTCATAAATTAATACAAAGGTGTGAAGAAATAACTCTAAATGGGCAAGAAAATTGGATACAGCATGGAAATTCAAATGATAAGACATTAATATTCTATGCTAAAATTACAGAAGGAAGTTACAATAATTCAGATAATATAGAATTAAAATGTAATAGATTTAAAGGTATTAGAATAATTACAAATACTTTTACAGAAGAAGGTGTTTATGAAAATAGAGATGGAAATATTTATATAAGAATTTTAAGAAGCAGATTGGCAACACAAGATTTAACAGGGTTTAAAACATGGTTAAATAATAATAATGTAACTTTTATTAGACAATTAAAAGAAAATAAAGAAATTAAACTTGTAGATTTAGGGTTGAAAACTTTTGAAGGTGAAACTAGGTTTGTGACACAAATAGGAAATATTATACCAACTATAAATTTTGAAGTAACTCAAAACTTTGGTAGTAATATAGAAATTTTAAAAAATAAAATTAATACTTTAGAAAGTATGTGTACTTATAGTAAAACAATAGATTTATCAGGTAAGTTGATAAATGGATGGACTTTGTTTAGTGATGTTCATAGGAATTTAGTAATTACAAAGAATGGGAATATTGTAACTATTATTGGAAGTATTAAAGGTGGTACAACTTCTAACGGAACAGTTATATGCAAAATCCCAGATGGTATGATTCCTAAAGCTAACCAGCTATTCCAAGTTTTTAATACAATTGGAACATCTGTAGGACTGCTATATATAAATTCATATGGCGATTTTAAAGTAAATTCACTCACATCAAATACGGCTGTTATTATAAATGCACAATATATATTAGATTAGAAAGGAGAATACAATTTGTTAAATGAAGAAGCTAGAAAAAAGATATTGAATTTACCAGTTGACACAAATAAAAGATTTGAAGATATAGAGAATTTAAAAGAAGTACTTAATTTGTCTTATATAACAGATAATGGAGAGTGTACAATAGAAAATAGTAAAAAGGGATATTTAACTAATGTTAATATACAAGGTAAGACATTAGTTAATTTATCTAATCCAAATAATATAATTGTAACAGAAGGCTTACGATATTTAAATCCATTTAAGTACATTGAAAAAGAAAAACAATACACTTTTATTAATTTAAGTGATAAAGAGATATATTATTTCCATGACAATATAATTAAGTTTCAGATGAACCCTAATAGTAAAACTTTATACACTATAGACATAGATATAACTGATACTAATTGTCTTTGTATAGCTCACAGTGTAAAAGGTTGGGGAGAAACTGATGTAGATAAACAAGAGTTTACTAAGTCAGTGATAATTTTAGAAGGTGATTATACAACTAAAGATATTTCTTATTTTGAAGGATTACAAAGTGTTGGGCAAGGAAATAAAATTGAAATATTAACAACTGAAATAAATACACCAAATTTAATAAAATCAGATTATATTTATACTCAGGGTAAATATAATAGTCTTAGTGGAGAGTATTTGGATACTGATGATAAATATTATGCTTGTGAAGAATTTATAGAAATAAAGGGAAATACAGAATATGTGTTTTATGGATTGAACGCTAATAGACAATATTATGATTCAAATAAAAATTTCATACAAGGTATATCTTCTCCAGAAAAATATTTCCAATTAACAGGAAATTCAAGTTGGAGATATTGGGTTGAAAAAACACCTAGTAATGCACATTTTATTAAAGTGACATTACATGTAGATAATTTAATAAATGGTAAAGCTATGTTATTTGAAGGAAATAAATTTGATAAAAAGATAATTCCATATACTCTAAGAAGCCTACCTGATGGTACAAAAGATGAAATAGTTTATAAGAATAATAAATATTATTTAATAAAGAGATGTGAAGAAGTAATTCTTGATGGTGATAATTTTAATCCAAGAACATTGGAAGACCAGAACAATAATATTGTACTTTATGTTAGAACTGACCCTGTTCCTGATGCTAAGCCTCTAGAAGGAGCATTGGGTAGGGCTAATACTATATATTGTGATAAATTCAAGAGTGTAGATACGACTTGGGGAAATGAAATTACTACAGAAGGTATAATTATAGACCAAAATAGAACAATTTCTTTTAGAATTTTAAAAAGTAAATTAGAAACACAAGATATTGAAGGGGCTAAGAAATGGATGAGATTAAATCCAATAAAAGTTGTTTATCCATTAGAAATACCAGAAGAAATTGAATTAACATCGCTAGATTTACAACAATACAACAGTCAAACTAGATTTATTTGTGAAACTAGTATTATTCCAAGTATAAATTTTGAAAGTACTCAAAACTTAGGTAGTCATATAGAAGTTATTAGAAATAATATAAAAAGTATCAATAATATACACTCTAAGAGTGTAATTATAGATTTATCTAATAAATTATTGAATGGATGGAAGAAAACTGTTTCAGATAATGATGGGTTTATAATAAGTAAAAATGGAAATCAAGTTAGTTTTCATATGCGTATAACTGGTGGAATAATTACAGATAGTACTGCATTATTAAAGCTTCCTGATGGATTTACACCTAAAACTTTCTATGTTTTTCCAATATTTACAACCCAAAATAATCAATTAGTTCAAGGCTTTATGTATTTTAATTTTGCAAATGGATACATTCAAATTACACAATTAGGAAGTAATAAAGATATATATAGTTATGGAACTTATTTTATTGAATAAGAAAGGAAGAAATGTATGCTAAATTTAAAAGAAAAAAAAGATATTTTAATAGAATATGGTTTTGAAAATGATTTAAATAATATAGATAATTATTTTATTACAGATGATAAAAAATTATTTACTCCAGTGATAAAAAATGGAAAACTAATTAAAACAGGAGAACAGGTTTATAATGAGTGGCTAGAACTGCAAAATAATCCACCTAAATCAGAGCCAAGTATAGAAGAAATAAATGAGGATAAAATTACAATTTTAATAGAAAATCAAAAGCAGCAAGATAGTTTATTAGTAGATAATGCTTATAGAATTGCTATGTTAGAACTTAACACAAATAACGTGTTATAAAATTATAAAAAACGGAGGGAACAACATGTATAATATTTTAAAAAGAATGATTGAACAAAAAAATTATGAAACTAAAGAAGAATTGCAGACTAAATTGGATGTATTCTATGCATTAAATAGAATTAAAGAAAATGAATACACAGAATTAACAAATATGATAAACAAAGAAGAAGTATAAAAAGAACCTATTATCTAAAATATAAAGGTTCTTTTTTTATATCAATTTTAGCAGGAGGTCATCATGGAACAATTATTAACAGAATTAAGTAGTTTAGGAGCAATAGGAATCTTATGTGCTTTACTATTCAAAAATACTATGCAGGAGAAAAAAGAAGAT